AATTTAAAATCTGAATATAAAAAATATTTAATATTAAAACCAGAAGAACAAGAAGAAGAATATACTATTTTTAGTAATTCAACAACAATGTCACAATTATGTAATTATATTTTACAAATATGTAATCAAACAGAAGAACAATCACAAGAATCATATAATAATATGACTAAAAATAATATAAAAAACACATTAAATGTTAAACTAAATAAAGTTATTGATACAATTAATTTTGCAATAAAAATGATAATCCAAAATAAAATATTAAAAACAAAAGGTATAAAAATAATTGATTTACAAAAAATATATGATAACAATACGATGAGTTCATTTAATATAGATGAAAAAAAATTTGAAATGATTCCTAGTAAAAAATATAATTTTTTTATAGAATATATAAATCCATCAAAATCAAAATCATCCAATAATAAACCTATAAAATCTAATGAATCTAATAAATCTAATGAATCTAATGAATCTAATGAACCTATTTATCATATAACAATAAGTTAAACGTAATCATTTTTAGTTATATCAATAATTTTATTATATATTCTTTCATTCCAATATTTTTCAGGTACAAAACAATATTGTTTAGTTAAATATTTTGTTTATTTTTTTCAAATTTTTATTATATTTGTATATAATAATAAAAATTAATGTAAATAATATAAACAATTACAGTATGAATAAACAATTATTTAAAAATATTAAAAATAAGACTTTAAAAAAGTGTTCAATAAATCCTTTGTCTGGATACAATCGTGATGGATATTGTAGAACAGATTCTTTTGATAATGGAAGTCATTTAGTATGTGCCAAGATGGATGAATCATTTCTGAAATATACTGCTTCAAAAGGGAATGATTTAAGTAGTGTTGTAAAACCAGGTGATAAATGGTGTATATGTCAAGACAGATATTATGAAGCATACACAAATAATAAAGCTCCAAAAATAGTGTATGATTCTACAAATAAATTTTTAAAACCTGAAGTAAAAAAAGCTATTTTAGATGATTATATGAAAAATAAAATTCGTAAAAGAAAAACCAAGTTTTACCAAAACTTAACTAAAACAGCTTTTAGGAAAAGCCGTGCCAAAAGCAGGATTTAGGAAATCCCGCGCGCAAATTTTAATGTAACATTTTTTTAAAATGTATCTAGATACATAATTTATTTTAATTATAAAATTAGTTTATTGTATCTAGATATAGTTTTTATTATTTTTTAGACTTAAAAATAAAAAAAATTTCAATCTTCGTCAGAACTAGATTCTTCTTTTTTTATTTTTGCAGTTTTAATAGATTCTTTTTTAGTTATAAAATAATCACCAGTTTCTGAATTATATTCAATATAATCTTTAACACCACTACGAATATGTTCTTTTTTAAATTTTCTTTCAAATATTTCAAATAAATATCTTTTTTTATAATCAGTAGATATTGTTGATTTAAATTGTTCAAAATCTATAGATTTTAAATTTTTTGGTATAGTTGCAGAACTAATATCTACTTTACAATTTAATAAATTATTTTTTAATAATGATGACCATCCGCCGTTATTTTCATCTTGTTTGTCATATAAATATTCTTTATTAAATAATTTACAAAATGTTCTTAATATGTCTTGTTCTAAATGTGTTTTATAATGGTCTTGTGTCATTAGATATATATAATATATGGATACAATTCTTCCATCAGATAATGTTTCACTTTTGGAACACCCATAGTTAAAGTTAAAAGTATAAAATTGTATATCAGGATTATTGTTAATAATTAATTCTAATAAAGGATACATTAAACACTTAATAGGTTGCCCACGACACATATATGTAGATAATAGTTTTTCTGAACGTACAGCCCTTTCGCTAAATATATCAATATATCCCATTTTTGTAAGCTTTTTATTTCTATATTTAGTAATTAATTGTATAATATTTTCATTACATTCATGGTTAAATGTTTTTAACCAAAATTCATTATTTGTTTGCCTTAAATATTCATTTTTATTTTTATATAAAATATTTGTAATCTCGGTATTATGCAGTGAATATATTTTTTGAAATATAGAATTAAAAGGTGTATTATTCTCTATAGTAGTAACATTATATTTGTTATAACTTATATTATGTATAATAGGTTCATTATATGTTTTTGAAATTGTAAAAGTATATATTTTATTACCACAGCATATATCTCTCATTTCATCAGAGTTTTCTTTTGTTTTTCTTAATATTACATTTAATTCTGCAGTTTTATCTGCCATTAAAGTTGATACTATTTTATTATATGGTTGTATTATATCACATTTTTCTACAATATTTTCTATTATTAATTCTAATTTATTTTTAAATACTATAATAAAATTACTACATTCATCAATATATAAGTTAACTAATTTAATATATTTTTTACATTCTGTTGTATAATATATTCTAATATCCTCAATAATATCAGATGACCATGTTTTAAATGGACTAACTGCACTTTCATGAATATGATTAGATTGTTCAATAATTAAATTTATTTTATCAACAAATGGTTTAATCCAATCATCAAATGATTTTTCCATTAGTTCTTTATTATTGGAATTAATATGTTTAAATAAATCTGTAAATGATTCAGATAATGTAAATTGTAATGGAGTATGTAATATTTTTGTAATAATACTATTTATTAATTCTTCTGCTTTTGTTTTATTTTCAGTTTCCCCTATTTCTATAATATTATCAATATCAGTTTTCAGTTGATGAATTTTCTCATCTCTAATAGTTTTTGGTATTGATTTAAATTCTTTTTCTAAAGTTTTTATAATTTTATATAATTCATCTTGGCGTGCAATAACATTATTATATGTTTCAATAGTACCATCAACAATAAGTGGTGCATATATTTTTTTGTCTAATTTAGAAATATATTCACTTATTTCATTTTTAGCTAAATTCTGAACAACATCTAGTTTTTTGAAATCTATTTTTTTATTATTATTAATACATTTAACATTTTTAAATATGTCTGAAAAGAAGTTTTGTATAGTTTTATTGCTTTTACATCCTTCTAAATATTCATCTATTTTTGTAATTGCTGCTTCAAACCCATTTTCTTTTATTTTCAATAATTCTGAAAAATTACCTTTATTCATAAGTGCAATTTCTTTTCTATCAAGTATAAAAGTATTAATAGCATAAGGGTCATCAAATAATTCGCCTATACATTCTCGTATTGCATTAAATTGGTCATCTTCGGAATTCAACATTTGTCTCATATTAGTTGTAGGTTCTATTTCAAGAGATACATCACCAACACGAAATATTAATTTAGGATTAAAAGCATCATTATTACCTTTAATATCATTTATAAATGCTAACATTGGTTCAAATTGTGCTAGAGTACCATTTGTTAACATTTTTGTTTCATTAAATATAATAATATCACTCATTAAATATGCCAATAATAGTAATTTTGAATCATTGCTACTATTTTCAACCCATATTCCTTGAAAGTCTAATAATAAAATACCTTTTTCTTGTAAATAATACATATCAATTCCATTAGTACAATGCTTGTCGGTGTTACTCATTTGAAACACATTTTTTGAATCATTTTCCCAAAAACTAATTAAACAATTTAGAAAGGAAGATTTACCTGTTCTAGCTTTACCAATAATTGATACAACTTTTATTGGTTTTTGTGAATTTATTACAAAACATTCATGTTCTGTTTCTAAATTACGATTTAAAATAAGTTTATTATTTTTAATATCAACAAGAGACAAAGCCATTTTTTATTATTTAACCTTGTAAAGTTTATTATTAAATATTTATAATAAAATATATTCAATTTTTTATTAACTTATAAATTAAAAAAATAATATTTATTCTCTATCATCTATAATTATTCCAATTTCTTCATCAAACTGTACTATAATATTTTTATTTACTTTATTACTTTTTTCATCTTCATTATCTTTATTCTCTAAGTTTTCTAATTTTTTATTATATTTTTTATTTAAATTATTGTCTAACATATTTTTTCTATCTTTGATGTTTTTTTCTAATGCTATATCTTTTATTTTACATAAATGCCTTTCATCTTTATTATCTTTATGTGGTGATACATAGTATTCATTTAATCTTTGACCTTGTTTTTGTTGTCTAGAAATACTTTCTTTTAAACATTGTATTTTAAGTTCTTTATTATTTTCTAAATCTACTTTTATTTTTCTAATAACTTCATTAATATTTTCATCTCTAAAAACATAATCCATAATACTTTTTAATTGTTCTTTTAATTCTATATGATTAATTTTCTTTTCTTGTAATATATCAAAATATAATAAAAAACTTTTCATATATTCTATTAAATCATCTAGACTAATATCATTTTTATGTATATGAAATAATTCAATACATAATTTTTTAATATTATCTTCAAATTCTTTAATAAAATCTCTTTCAGAAATATTTTTAACTTCCATATCTCTAGATAAATAAGTAACAATATTCTTATTCATATTATTTTTAGTAAAGTTCATATTATTATTTTTATAAACTAAATTACTTAAATTATATAATATTTTATGAAGATTATTAAAATTATTAAATATTGATTTAAATTGTATTGTTGTAATATGTTCTAGACTTTCACATCCAAAAGCATTTATTGTAATATTATTAGTTATACTATTATTATTATTATTATTATTATTATTATTATTTGTAATATTATTATTTGTAATTGAATTATCATTATTAGTAATATTATTAATTTCATTATTATCAGAATCATTTACATTAATTCCTAAAATATCATTTAATGTTAATCCAGATTTTGTTCTAGATTCAAAAATTATATTTTCTTCTTCTTGAATAATTTCTATTTTTTCTTTACATCTATTTAGTTTATTATGTGTATGTAAGCTATGTCTATTTGCAAATGGTTTATTACATTTTTTACAATTATATTTATTAATTATATTAGTAGATTTTGTTTTATTTTTATCTATAGTATTTTCATTATTAATATCATTATCATTATTAATATTTATATTATCTATATTATCTATATTATTTATTAAATTTTTATTATTACCAATTAATGAAATTAATATATTAATAACTTCAGTTTTAGATAATTTATTATTTATAATATTAAAAATAGTTGATGATTTATTATTTGAATCATTTAAATTATTTTCAGGAATTATTACATTTATATTATTATCTTCTTGTATTCTAGTATTTAATAAATTATTATTACCACATTGTGTTTTTCTATTAAGATGTCTTTTAAGAATTGATTCATATTTAAAATCTATATTACAATTATTACAAGTATGAACCATTTATAAACTTTATTATTTATTATATTTACAAAATCTATTATATATTTATTATATTATCTTTATATTTTAAATATATATTATTTACTTGTTAAAATTATCTACAAGCAAATTTGGTAAGTTTTAGAAAATCCTGTAAATATTAAATAATATTATAAAATTAATATAATACATATATAAATTAATATAATACATATATAAAAAATAAATATAAGTATGATTAAATAATATAAAAAATATAAAAAATATAAAAAGATAACAATAATTTGTAAAAAGATAACAAAAATTTGTAAAAAGATAACAAAAAATATAAAAAGATAACAATAATTTGTAAAAAGATAACAAAAATTTGTAAAAAGATAACAAAAATTTGTTAAAAAAGTAAATATATAATAATAATTTTGGTGTAAAAAACATATTTATGTATGATTTGTAAAAGTGTGTTCTTTTTTGTTATCTTTTTTGTTTTTGCAAGGGAGGGGGGAGATTTTTTTACTAAATTATTTTGAAGAATAATTTGAGTTTTAATTAACTATATAAAAATTAAAATTAGAAATAATAAATAATATATAATATAAAAATTGATATAAAAATAATTTAAAATATATTATTATAATAAAACATTAAAATGAATTTTACAAGTGAATTAGAAACTATTTTAAATACTCAAAAATTATCTAAAAATACAGTCAAAAATTACATAAGCGCATTACATTCATTACAAGACTTATTTAAAACAGATTCAATAGATTTTATAATTACACCCGAAACAACAATAAAAGCGATAGAAAAAGAATATATAAAACCGACAATAATATTAACAAAAATTAATATAATAATTGTATTAATTAAATCATTTTATTTAGGTAATAAAAAGTATGAAAAGTATGATAAAATTTATAAAGAATACCGAAGTAAATTAAAAGATATCGTAGATACTGATTATGAAAAACACGAAGCAACCGAAACACAAAAAGAAAAAGTTATCACAGAAGAAGAAAATGATTTAATTAGAAATACATTAGAAAGCAAAATAAAACATAATACAAAATCTAGATTAGATATTATAAATATTAGAAATTATTTAATTTATGAATTTTTAAATACAGAAAATACACGAGGAGATTTTATAAATTCTAAGTTAGTTTTATTTAAACCTACTTTTAAATATGATTCAAAATATAACTATATTGTAATTAATAAAAAAGAAAAATCGGTTTATTATATACAAAATCAATATAAAACCGTTAAAACACATAAAGCACAAACAAAAAAATTAGACAATGAATTATATAAATATTTCAATAAATTATATAATGCTTATCAAAAATTAAATGTTGAAGGCGATTATGCTTTTTACCAGGATGACTTAATAAATCAAATGAATGAAAATAATTTATCAAAACTATATTCAAAATTTGGTGAAACATTGATAAATAAGCCTATTTCAATACAGGTTATGAGAACACAAAAAAGTAGTGAAGATTATGATAAAAATAGCGAGGTTTTAGAAAATAATAAAAAGAAATCTCAAAAAATGGGTCATTCACAAGACACACATAATAAGATTTATTCAAAAAAAGATTTATTTAAAAAATAGGTTTGTAGTGTAGTTTTAAGTTTTTAATTTGTTGTTTTTTTTTGAATGTAAAATATATTATTTTGAATGAAGTTTTATTTACATTGATTTTTTATATTTTTTGAATGATAATTTTTAAATTAATTTATTTTATTTTTTTTTATATATTAAATAT